GTCTGTGGAGCCGAAAGGCTGTCTACAGTCCACTCAACATTTGTTGCGGATGCGCGTTCTTTATTAGCAGATGAAAGGATAGGAGTTTCTTCTGGGGCGAGGATAGTCAAGACATCAGTCAAGTCTTCGCGGTTAGAAACGCCCGAACCTGTATTAGTGGTATCGAATGTATTTGAGAATGACATTGTATTTAGTAATTATTAATGAGTTAGTATTTTATGAGCGGTTGCTCATTTTGAGTCGTCGAAGAGCAGCAAAATCTCTAGCATTACCCGTTTCTTTAAACCTGGCTTCTAATTCTTTTAGAGCCTTGGCAGTTCTTCCCATTCCTTTTTCGGATTGGGCAGAGGCTGGATTACCTGTTCTAGGAGGATTTAACGTAGGAGCTTTCTTACTAGTCCCTACCAGTTTACGGCCATGTATACTATTTGTAGCATGGGCAAACCAATAATCTAGTTGTGCGGCGATGTCAGGAGTCTCGCGTTTCAAAACACTTTTTAGTTTCTTGAATCGTTCGTCTCCTACTGTAGCTTCAAACTGTCTGCGTAAGTCGTTGTCCTCACCTTCTAGCCAAGATAGTTCTTGCTTTGCTTGGGTGTCAAACTGCTTTGTTAGCACTTCTCCCTCCGCACGTAGCTGAACCTTAGATAGTTGGTCAGGTAGAAAAGTTTTCTGTGCCTTACGCGCTCTTAGTAGAGCCTGTCGCACATCCTTCTTTGTCCACTCCTTACCTTCAACCTCTGTTACTACATCATCTGCACCATAGCCATCACTTTCAAAGATCAAGTCCTCAGCCCATTCTACTACTTGGTCAACCTCAATTGATTTCTGTTGTAGCTTTTCGATAGTATCAAGATTCCCATATGGGTTGTTCTCGACCTTTTTCGTTTCTAGTGGGTTAGGTTTTTCTTTGAGTCGTGCCTCAAGTTGAGCAAGCTTTTCTTCTGCAGCCTTTCGTTTTGCAGTCAATTCTCCGAATCGAGCTACAGCACGGCTACCAAGCTTATCAGCCAGTTCGCGCAAATCTTCCTCGGACATATCGTCCAGGTCTAACTGTGAAAGAACATCTTCGGATGTTTCAGATTCCTCAGACGTTTCCGCTTCCTCGGTATCTACCGATTCGTCAATAACCTCTTCAGTCTCCTGCTCAATAACTTCCTCGGCTTCTTGCTCTTGGGGCTGTTTAGTCCCGGGAGTAAGATCACCAATTCGCTTTTGAGCAAAATCCGTGACGGATATATTTGTCTTGTCCACTGATATTTTACCTGCTTCAGCGTCAGCAGTTGCTATTTCTTCTGTCATAATTTATCCACTCATTAACGCCGAGCGATGGCGATTTTTGAATTATAACACAGGTAGTTACATGCGTTCGGAATGCTTCTTAGAAAGCTCCTGCCAATTAACTAATTGTAGCACTTGATCGTAGGTAATAATACGACCTGATACCTGTTGTATGTTGTCACTGGTTGCCTCATGCAACTCAGCAATAGTTTCTTCACGTAGTTCGTGAATCATTTTCATGAAGCGAGCAAACGCCTCGTAGTTATGAAGTGTTTGTATGTCGTCTTGTATTTGCATGATATCTCTGTGGATTGCGTGACGTTAAACAGATTGTAAGTATTTGTCAATAGACGGGGATTAGAGACCCTGTGTATTAATCTGACCCATCTGGGCAGGGGCTGTGCCTACTCGTCCAATCTGTGCATTCTGAGCTTGTTGCATTTGGAATGTGTATTGACCTACATACTTCTGTAACCTAGCAGCAAACGCTTGGTCGGTCTGTAGACGTTGTGCAACATCTGGCTGTTGTCCGTATTGCTCTACAACTTGAAGGGCAATCTGGGCACCAGCTTGTCTAGCGGGCATTTCAATACCAGCAAAGATTTTAGCCAAGTCATCAGTAACCTGTTCAACTACTTGTTGCTGTGCTGTCTCGACGGGTTGTAGGATGGCATCAGCCATTACTGGGTCAATGCTTGCGGCAGCAACATCTAGTAGGCTATCTACGTTCAGACGGTTGTTGGCGTTCAACTGATTCAATGCTACGAACTGCTGTAGTTTTCTTTCTACAGTCTCTGGGTCATTGTTCTGAACGTCAAAGTTAACCATAATGTCAAAGTTCTCGTCAGGGTTACCCTTGTCGAATACTTGAGCGTCAGGGACACCTGTTACGCGGAAGAACACTTCGTCTGGTCCAAAGCGTTGGAAGCACTTGTAAGCCATCCCAATTACCTCAGCAGTGTGGCTAAGGAACTTATCTACCAAGAACTGCTTGCGTATTTGGCTGATTTGAGAACCTTCGTCTAGACCCACCAACTTGTCCGACAAGGTAAGCAGGGTGTCTTCCATTTCAATGGAACCAGTAGGTGGTGGGGGTGTAGGAGCAAAGTCCAGATCACCCTTACGGCGATACGGGATCAATCTACCGGGTCCCCAATCGTTGGGAGCTTGACCAACTGGGTGAAGGATGGGAGGTAAAGTAGCTAGGCTGTTGCGGTCAACCCGTGAGTCACGCTCAACCTTAACTTGGTTCTGTAGACCACGTAGGATAGACGGCACAGTAGTTGTGTCGTATAAGCGTTTGCTATCTTCAGATAGCTTTGTTACTACTACAGGATAGTCTTCGTATCCATTGAGTAGTTCAAACTTAGCATAGCCTGGAGCTATTTCATTACCACTGAACTCCTTGTGGAATACTGTGCAGTAAATGCCTTCTGCACCATCTTCTTGGTCAATGAGGCGTTGATACGCGTAGCAGATTTCTACTAACTCATCTGCCTCATAGGCATTATCTGTTAGGCTGAGGCTTCTGCGACCTTCTTGCTCGCGCTCAATGCTGTCAATGTTTACACCTCTATACTTAGATATGATGTAGTCTACGAAGTCTTCGTCCCATCCGTCAGTAACTACCTTATTCTCTAGTTCCTGTGGTGTGTAGTAGGTTTTCCAGAAGCAGTAAGGTGCGCGTTGCGGGTCAGTAACATATGGAGGAAAGAAGAAGTCACCATCTGGTGCAAGTGTTTTAACATCAGGAGCATTGACTTGTCTGCGAACGATAGGAAGTTCAGCAACGCCAGTCTTTCTTAGTTCACGTAATGCCTTCTTGGCACGTTTCTTTGTTGTTCCTTCAAAGGTTGCTTGAAGCAAGGCAACTAGCTGTTCGTCATCGTTGCCGTTCTGTATAGCGTCAGCAACATCAGGACTAACCTGTGCAATTTGATTCAAATCCAGTTGCTGCAGGATTCTACGATCTTCTTTCTGCCAACCAATATATGTAATCAATATACCTCGCTCAAGCAAATAATTAGCTCCCAGTTCCATCTCACGGTGGAACCTAGGGATGTATCCAGAAGATACCATCCACTTCAAGAAACCAGAAACGATACGGCTACGCGCGATGTCTCCACTTTCTACTGGGAATGCCCTGACGTTTGCACGGTTCAGGGATGCTATAAATAATGACACTAGCCTTGTGATACGCTCATCAATGAGGTGGCACTCCATGTCGGACGCACCCTCCCAAGGGAAAGCGTCGGCTCCATGCTTACGGTGGTCGCGGCTCTTGCCCGGCCAGAAGTTTCTGCGGTCATCGTAAGATGTGCGGCAGAGGTCAAAGTATGATTCTAGTTCATTAACCGTTTGGTCATAGGCTAGACGGAGAGTCTTAATATCTGGCTCGTCCTGTAAATATGTGAGAGACTCGGAAACGCTATCAGTTATCATTTTTTGGTTCTAATCTTTTTTGCACGGATTTTAACAACCGAATTGTATAAGTAGATGATACGCCTATTGTATCACATAGCTCTGCATTAGTCATAGCAACGCTTGTTTCATGCAATATGTATCTCCTGAGCATTTCCCAAGCAGCAAATCTATCCACTTGTTCCCTGCACCAATTGCGATTTAATGTAATGTCACTTTCCTTTTCGCACATATCTGTAGCTGGTTCCTATGTGATCTGATATTGCTTCAAAGGTTATGACCTTGCCTATCAATCGACCCTGCCACTTGCGAGGGACAAGCATAGGAACCTTCTTACCAAGCTCCTTGTTGAAGACGTAGTTGTATCTAGGGTTTGGGCATTCTGCTAAAACATTGCCAGTGTAGTGCTTGGGTATAATCTCTTCAATCATAAAGGACTCTTCTAAGATGGCTGTGCCTTCCTCGTTTACCCATGTGTTCTTTCCCTTCCCGGTCAATGAACCTTCAGGCAGCTTGTCCTGTGCCATTTCCATAGCTTCGTCAAACTCCACCTCTTGCTCAAGTGCTATCTGTGTTAATTTCTTTTTAGCCATTAGTATCCTCCTTTTCCTTTAGTTGTTGTTTCCATGTTATTTGTTGAAAAGTAATCTGGTCCCATGCCAGCATTAGCCATGCGTAGGTATCGAAGTAAGTCAACGAAGTCCTTTAGCGGCTCGTCTCGCTTACCTTGGTGACCCCAGTTTAGTAGGCTGTATATTAAATTACCGCAGGACTCGTGTATGGACAGCAGTGGTCTGTTGCTTTCGTCTACGGGTAAGTTCTGGTTGTATTTCATCCATTCGTCAATGGCTGCAATGCCAGAGTCAATGTCGGTTCCGTTCGATGGAACAAAATACATACCCTTGTCGGCAAAGCTTTCAAACAGGTCAGAGTTGTCTTCGTTCTCACGGGCAAAGTATCTGGAGTCACCTATACGCTCAAACACCTCAACGCCAAGTTCTTCCTCAATCATACGGAACTCATCGACGTAGGACTGCACATCGTATCCAATCTTCTTAGAAGCAGGACCAAACTTCCACCGAGGATCACCGAAGATAGCCCACTCGCCGTAGCTGTCGCGGTCTGGCCACTCTCTGAGGACAGTTACATACCCCTTGCTGTCTACTGCCGCCCACAGAGCCACGTAGTTCCTTGCACCTGCCGGGTCAACCACCTGGTAAACGGTGTGGGTCTTTTTACTAATAGCGGGCAGTTGTGAACAAGTGTGGACATTTGTGCTAAACGACGGGAACAGTGTGTTCATGCTCTTGACGGGAATGCCGTAAGCACGGGTCAACACTTCGTCTCTAGCACTGTTCTGTAACTCCTTGCGTATACGCTCATACCCACCGAACGGGTTTAACTCACTATGAAAGTAAACAATCCCTGCATCCTTAGACTTGCTGTATTGAACAAAGGGAACCTCCTCGTTGTCTAGCAACTCTGCGTTACGCGTCTTACGAGTCTCTGCATCCTTCAAGAACGAAGCCACGAACGGCGTGTAGCCATCGATGGGGGTGAAGGTCATCAGCATCTTAGAGTTACGGGTGACCAAACGGAAACGCATGGTGTTTACCAAGTCTCCCTCCTCTAGATACTCATCAAGCCACAGACCAATGTTGTGCCACTTGGGGTTCTTACTACCAATTTCCAAGCCCTCAAACTTAGATCGGTTGGCAATGAACTGTGAGTAGGTGTGGAAGTAAAGGGTAGAACCGTTAGGTAGGATAAAGCTAGCACCAGTAAAGCCATTCTTGAACGTGTAGTTCAAATACTCTACGGTAGACTTAGACTTCTTCTTTAGCTCTGGTGGTAGGTAATTATAAACCGCACGTTGTTGCACACGCACCGACGCATCGTTGTCCTGGGCAAAGCATACTATCTCAGAGTTTGGGTTCTCTAGTGCAGCCTTTACCACAGTCCTAGCCCCTAGTTCTGTCTTAGAGCTACGATTACCCCCACTAACAAAGACAGTGTTGACCGTCTCAAAGAACTTGTCTACGTGCTTCCATCCCTCTAGTTCAAAGCCGTAATGTAAGGGGTCAGTCTCCGCTGAACGTATGCGTCCCTCGTGAGCCTCGTGCAAGTCAGACAGGAGCTTAGGGTCAGCCTCACCTAGAAGAACTATCTCTTCGTCCGTAGGGGCTTTGATAATTGGATGCTTTGTGAACTCAATGGTCATTCGTCGTCGTCGTCCTGATCACTCTCAAACTCCCACTGGATCTCTATGTTTTCGTCACTAATCTCTTCCTGCATCTCACGTAACAGCATCCTTCCTGCTGGCAGATGGTTGTAGTCATAGAATAGTTCTCCCTGTGAGTCCATTACAATGAAGCAATAGTTCTCAAAATGTTCTCCGAGTATCTCACGTATCTGGTCATAGATAGGCTCATAGCTCTCATCTCCGATTGACCTAGACATCTTGAACCTCGGCCTCTATCATCCTTGCTTTAGCAATCCTGTCTCTGGCTGCCTTGATTGTAGCCTCGTAGTCGTCTTGGGTAAATACCTTTTCCTCTCTGGTGATCTGAGAGGCTTCACCACGCGCCGTCATACTTTGCCTATGGCTAACCTCAAGTATCTTGTTCTTCGCTTGTAGAGCCTTAGAGAGGGCTTCAACAGCCTTCCAGTCTTCCTCCTCCTCTGCCTTGCAGATACGAGCCATAGTGTCACTAAGACCCTCCGATGTGTCCATGTATATGCCACCACTAATCTTACCACCCTCTTCCTTCCAGTCTCCTATGTAGTCACACCAGTCAGACTTCAACCTAGCCACTGTGCTAGTAGAACAACCTGTAAGCTCCAGAATCTTCTTACCACTTGTCCCTACTGCTACCAGCATCAAGACCTCCTGTGCCTTGGCAGGGTTACCAACACTCAACGGGGGTCTACCGCTGCCTTGAGGCTCCCAAGACTTTACAAAGCTATTGACCGACTCAGAGATTGAGTTCGATAGGTTGGCTAGGGTTTGTGCATTTTCTTCACTCATCTTTTTATTCTTGTTTTTGCAATCTTAAAGTAGTCTTCATCTAGCTCACAGCCTACAAAGCTGAAGCCTTCCT